AACAGCAGTAACTACATACACTGAAGATAGTGCAGTTTCATACGTTCCAATGGATACTGCTGAGTTCCAGTTCAGCATCGACAAGTATCTACAATCAGCTTCATACATCACCAAGAAAGCTGCGCAGGATTCGTTCTACTCAGCACAACTTGAAGCACGTTTTGTTCCAGAACAAGCACGTGCAATTATGGAGCACTTCGAAGCTACTACTATGGCTGCACCAGAAGTTGGTGTCACTGCAAACTCTTCTGAAACAGTTGATGGCGCAGCACACCGTATCTCAGGTGGTAACGGCGGTAAACTAGAACTTGAAGATTTCGCATTTGCTCGTTATGCATTGAAGAAATCTAAAGTTGCTGACCGTGCGTTGGTTGCTGTTGTTGACCCATCAGTAGAATACCAGTTGAACACACTGACAAACATTGTCAACGTGTCTAACAACCCAATGTGGGAAGGTATTGTACGTGACGGTATCGCAACAGGTATGCGCTTCGTAGCAAACGTATACGGTTTCGACGTATATACTTCAAACTACTTGAAGAACGACGTTGCAGATGCTGCTCTAGCAGAACGTGACGGAACAACAACCAATGACTTCTCAGTCACTAACGGTGTTGCTAACTTGTTCTTCTCAGCGGATGCGGGTTCTAACCCATTCGTTGGCGCATGGCGTCAGATGCCTGAAGTGGACTACGAGTACAACAAAGACTACCAACGTCACGAGTATGTAACTACTGCTCGTTACGGAGTCAAGAAGTACCGTCCAGAAGGTATTGTCACAATCGTGTCAGACCCAGCGGTATAATAACTTTTGGGTATCCCTTCGGGGGTACCCTTCACTTTTTTGTTGACAAAAGATATTTTTTGGTTTATAATATCTTTAACACTGGCAGGGGTTCCTAATGGCTAATGTAAATCACTCATCTTTAACTGACCCTTACTTGCATGAACCGAAGGGTATATCTAGTGCAGGTACAGGGCAAGTATATGTAGCTGATGGTGCAGGTTCAGGGAATTGGGTTGCGAAAACTCGTTTTATTGGGGCTTATATAGGCTTCGATGCAACAACACCTGCGTATCAGCACTCAATAACAACGTCAGACACAATACTTAATCCAACATTTTCAGTTGCAGCCCTCAATGGGTTTACTAGTGAGACTTCCCCTAATGCTCGTCTGAAGTACACAGGTTCTGAATACATTGATGCTCAGATTGTCTTTACCATTTCTTCAAAGAATGCTGGCAGTGTAACACACAATGCTGAGTTTTCTTTATTTAAAAATGGAACTGAACTAGGGGGTTCACGTACTATCCGAACCATTTCAGCAGGATCATGGGGTTCTATTTCTGTTTTTGGTTTTACACAATTTGCGACAAACGATTACCTAGAAGTAAAAGTTAAAGGCGATGCTGCATTTACACTTGACGTAGCTTCAGCCTTTATGTCTATTACAGGATCGGCCCGATAAAATGAAAACAACTCTCTTACAGATAGTACAGTCTATTCTGTCAGATATGGACTCTGAGGATGTCAACAGCATTTCAGATTCTGTTGAAGCACAGCAAATTGCCTCGGTAGTTGAGGATACGTACTACAACATTATCTCAGCTAGGCTAATACCTGAACACAAGAAGCTGTTGTCATTAACATCTATGAGTGACACAAGCCGACCCACACACTTTAGGTATCCTGACAATACAAAAAACATTCAGCGAGTAGACTATAATATAAGCTCTACGGCTACCCCTAACTTCAGAGAAGTTCTCTATTTAGAACCTGAAGAATTTTTAAACAGAATGAACCAGACAGGTCTAAAGGTAGAAACGTACAATGACCTTGTAGACATCTTTGTTAGCACAGATAGAGCACCTACCTATTATACATCTTTCGATGACTACCATATCATAATGGACTCATATGATTCTAGTGTCGAATCAATTCTAGCTTCTAATAAAACTAGAGCATTTGGTGAAATAGTCCCAGCATTTAGTCAAACAGATTCATTTGAACCTGACCTAGATAACACACTAATGCCTTTGCTTCTAGCTGAAGCTAAGTCAGCATGTTTCTCTATGTTCAAGGGTGGATCAGACCCTAAGGTAGAACAAGCAGCAAGACGTTTAAAGTCTTACATTCAAAACGACCAGAGTAAAATTCGTCGATCAAATGTTCGGAACAGATACGGAAGAAACTAGATGATTGAATATGACCACGACACAGCAAACCAACACTGTGTCTGTAAGTCAGATAAACTACTTACAGATGTACACATTGAAAAAGAAATAGGTGGGTACAGGTTTTTCTTAATCAGATACGAAAAAGGTAAGGTACCTAAAGAACTATCTGGACGTTATACAACTATATCAGCTGCACAACGGGACTTAGAAAGATATCTTCGGAGTCAACCAGTTTCTAAAATGAAACGTGTCAAAGACCGTGCAGACGAAAGAGAGAAAGAACGTAATGCCGCAAAATCTGAATCAGAAGGCAGTTAATAACTTCGTCAGAGGTTTGATTACTGAGGCAGGTGAACTTACGTTTCCTGAGGGTGCTTCCGTTGACGAACTTAACTGTGATCTTCGACGTGATGGTTCTCGTCGTAGACGCTTAGGGGTAGCATACGAAGACAGTAATGTTCTGTCTGCCTTTACCCTAAGTGATTCTGAGATACTACATACAGGTGATTGGGTAAACGTAGGCGGTAACGCTGACCTAGAGTTCCTAGTTGTTCAGAAAGGCTCTACTCTTTATTTCTATAACAAGGGTGGTCTTCCTTATTCAGCACAGATAGAAACTAATTCTGTCGATTTGACAAGTAATGAGTATGCGGGTTCCTTAGGTGCTGAAAACTCTAAGTGTCAGTTTGCCAGTATTAAAGGCAACCTTATTGTCTCCTCTCCTCAGATCAATACAGTTGCTATTGAGTATGACATTAACGCAGGTACCTTTACGGTAACTGAGATCGAATTTGAAATTCGTGACTTCGAGTGGCAGGGTGACACATCTACCTACTACAATAACGAAAGTTCCCCAAGCCAAGACCGTAAGTACGATGCACAGAACACAGGTTGGAACACAGGTAATGGTGCTCCATCTGACCTTACTAAACGCCTAACACACCCTTGGTACTCATGTAAAGATTCTTCAGGTAACTACAGTAGCAGTGAGTGGGAAAAGGTTTACGCAGGTACAACCCTTACAGGTAATGGTCACTACATCCTAGACTTCTTCACTAAAGACCGTGGGTCTAAGTCAGGTCTAACAGGCTTGACAAAGATGACAGACCCTGAGTCTACTCGATTCCGTTCTGTAGAATCTTTTGCAGGTCGTGTATTCTATGCAGGTCTAGACAGTGCTCAGAATGCGGGTACAATTCTTTTCTCGAAACTCGTTGACACAGTAAATGACCTAGGAATCTGTCACCAACAGAATGACCCTACATCAGAACAGATATCAGACCTCTTAGATACTGACGGAGGTGTTATCAGAATACCCGATGCAGTTAAAATACTAAGACTGTATGCTTTCCAGAACTCCCTCTTCGTATTTGCTGAGAACGGTATCTGGCAGATCAGCGGTGTAGATGGTGTCTTTAGAGCTTCTGAGTTTTCTGTCAACCGTGTCTCTCGTATCGGTATTCTAAACCCTGAGACATTCGTTTCAGCTGAGGGTGTTCCTTTCTGGTGGTCAAACTTTGGTATTCATACTCTACAGACAGACCCAGTGTCAGGACAGGGTTCTCAACAGAACCTAACTATTCCTACTATCCAGAGTTTCTGGGACCAGATTGATGCGGATGCTAAACTAAAAGTTACAGCTACATATGATGGTATAAACAAACGTATATATTGGGCATATCCTGATAACGATGAAACTATCACGTCTAAACTAAATAACTTTTTAGTACTTGATATTCCTCTTCAGGCATTCTACCCTTGGAAAATATCTGACCAGACATCTAATACAGATGCAGTTGTTGGTATGGCTTTCTATTCAGGTTACGGTGCTAAAGAGTTAGAGCTTGATGTCACCTCTAATGGTGGTGCTGATGATGTTGTTAGCTACGATGTATTAACAGCTACCTCTCTTGTAATCTATACTACACAAAACAGTACTCAAGGTACAATGGAGTTTATAGATTCTTCTCATACAGTTTCAATCGGTGACTCTGTAAACATATATTCTACTCCAATGGTTTCCCTAGCAAACTTCTTAGGTATTGACGTTGCTAGTATTCAACAAGAAATAACAGTTTCTGCAACGACGAGTACATCTTTTACTGTACCTATAACATATACAGCCAACCAGAATACTACAGGTTCGATTACATGGCCCTTTGCTTATGAGTACGGTAATGTATCAACGGCTAATGATGTTGTCTCTGCACAGATAAGTACGTTTACCACAGGTGACCCTGCTATTATTCTTATCTGTCGTAATGGTTCGGATAACAAGATCACTATGGGTGGTTTCACAAGTACATCCTTCCTAGACTGGAGTGACACTAACTACATATCCTTTGCTGAAACAGGTTATGACTTTATAGGCGATCCTGTCTTAAAGAAGAATGCACCCTACCTTATCACCTATTGTCGTATGACAGAGACAGGTTTTACAGGTAACGAGATAGACGGTTATGAGGCTATAAGACCTTCCTCAGCCCTTGTGTCAAGTGCATGGGACTTTAAAGATACATTTAGCACAGCTCAACAAATTTATCGTAAGAAATATCCAGTAGTTGTTGACCCTAACAATATTTCAGAGTATAATTACCCTGAGGATGTTATAACAACTCGTGTAAAAATACGTGGTCATGGACGTTCTATGAGACTACGTTATGAAAGTGAACAAGGAAAAGATTTTATCCTGCTAGGATGGGGTATTATTTTAGGCCGTAACCCAAGGTTCTAATGACAACAAACATTCGTAGTATGACTGAAGAGGATGTACTTGACGTTCTCTTATTAGCAAAAGAGTTTTCAAAAGAAGCCCCCGCTTCACACAAGTGGGACAAGAACAAAACTCTTTCATTTCTTCAGACAGCCCTTAGTATGCCAAACATGGAAGTATTCATCTATGAAAAAGATGGAGAGATACTAGGAGGATTAGTCGGGTGTCTAACAGAAATGTATGTCTCTTACAAAAAAATGGCTACTGAGTTTGCCTTTTTTGTAACTAAAGAAGCAAGAGGTTCTTCTGTAGCAGTACGTCTTGTTAGACACTTTGAAGACTGGGCTAAACAAAATGGTGCTGACTATATTATTTTAGCCGACATTCAAGAAATAAACGATCTCTCTAAACTATACGGAAAACTAGGCTACAAAAGTTTAGAGTGTACTTATATAAAGGAAGCGTAAATGGCTTTATCAACAGCGTTACAGGTAGTCGGACTTGTAGTCGGATTCTCCCAAATGTCAGCAGCACAGGACAATATGGCCCGTGCTGAAGAAGCCTCACGTAATGCAGCTGCCGCACAGAAACAAGCGGCAGAAGCACAACAACGCCAACAGGAACTAGCTGCTTCTCGTGAACGAAGACAGGCTATTCGTGCAGGTATTATCCAGAGAGCACGTATAAGAGCACAGGCACAGGTCATGGGTGCAGGTGGTGGTTCAGGAGTAGCTGGCGGTATCTCTAGTATATCCTCACAGATCGGAGCTAACCTAGGGTTCGGTACTCAGATGACAGGACTAGGGCGTGAGTACACAGCAGCCACAGGACGTGCCGCTGACTTCGGAGCACAGGCTGGTATCTACCAAGCACGTGCATCCTCTGCAAGTCAGATGTCAGGTATGGGTTTTGATTTGTTTGGCAAGGCTGGTGGGTTCGGTAAAAACTCTATCTTTGGCGGTTTTTAAGGTTTAAGAATGACATCCTTCTCTAATACACTCAGCAATGCGGTTTACAACGAGGACTTCCTCAAGAAGATGACTCTTGAGTTTCCTGCCGAAAAACCTTACAATGCTCTGAGTGAAGTTGAACGTAACAAGTCACAGGAAATTTCTATTACATCAGGTGCTCCACTTGATAAGGTAGAGGCTGAACGTGAACAGGGTTACAATGAATCTGAGGTTCAGGCTAGAACTAATGGTCTGAATACTGACTATGCAGCTGAGATTGACAAAGCCTACAATGAGGGTATGACAGCTGACGAGATTGTCAACATCATTGAACAAAAAGCTGAGAAGGGTGAGGATATGTCAGTGAGTGAATACTTGCTGATCCAGAACCTTATGCTAGGTGACAATGATGTAAACCCATATGCATCCAGAACTCTGACGAACATGACGATCTGGAACAACATGCTTATGAAAGAGATCGAAGAGAACGATCAGTCGGGTATCTCTAAAGTCTTGTCATTCCTAGACGTAAACGTCCTACGTGAACTTACCATCGGTGCTTTCGAGAATGTTACCTTCCGTTCTAACCGTGAAGGTCGTGACATCAGACAAGCCTTTAACATGATGGAACCATCTGAGTTCCAAGAGTGGGCTAAGGAGTATATCTTAGAACGTAAGGCTGAGGGTATCTTCTCAGATGACAGCATATGGAACTTGTATAAGACAGCTAATG